AAAGTATGCGTTTTCATCTCCAGTAATTTGCATACATTCGGCATATTTATTTCTATTTAAAAATAAGGAATCGGTACATCTACTTTTGTCGCCAATATATTTAATTCTTAATAAAAATATACTCTCAAAAGCATGACTTCTAATATCAACTCCTGCTTCTCTTGTAAATATTTCTATCAATTTTGGCGAATTCATATATAATTTTTGCGCAACTTTAACAATTGATTCACTTACATCTACATTATCATCGCGTATTATTCCAATAGAACCTGAAAATATCTTTTTAACAACATCATTAATGCCTTCCGAAACTGAAGGTCCTGCTGAATCTGAAAAATAAAAATACCATCTTTTAAATGTATCATCCTTTAATCTTAATTCAAAATTACTAATTAAATTTTGCGATAGACTTGGTAAAAATGATGTGTTAGTAACAGTATAATTTATTAACTGTTTAAGAGCAAATGGATATTGATCAGTATTCATTTTCCAATTTTCACCTAGTTTAGCTTCACATTCTAAATTTATTTCATCAAAACCAACGTAAACAAAATGAGAGAAAACTCTTGCGTTATTTTTTGTATTTGTTGCATTCTTTAAAATATCTTTTAAAAATGTTATTCTAACAATAGCACCTTGTAAATTACCTTGATTATCAAATATTGTCATAAAAATATCCATTTCAGGAGGAAAATATTCTGGCATGTTTTCACCGCCCTGTAATGAACTATCTAAAACACCAGATACTACTTGAAATTTAAAAGGATACTTATTATTTAAATCATATTCAAGATTTTCTTCAATAGCAATTTGACAAGGTATTATTTTTTTTGATTTTGGTTTAGCAATTGGTGCTTCGCTTGTATCAGAACCACTCTCAGAAGCAGCAGTTGTGCTTCCTTGCGAACTTTCTTCTCTCACTTCTTCTTCCACTTCTTCTCTCACTTCTTCTTTCATTTCTTCTTCGTCAACAGTACGTTCAATATTAACTATATTACAATTATCAGAACAGTTTAAACTATCCATAACTCTTTCAATAACAGGCGCAATATTCATATCATTAACTGTTCCAAATTGTTTTATAATATATCTATCAGCGTTTGAAATATCACAACCAATATCCATTTTATCCTTTAGATGATTGTAAGCACCTTTATTATAAACCTTTGGATATTCTGAATATATTTGCTCTTTTATAGTTTCATATAAAGCATTAACCTTCTGAATTCTCTCGTTTAAATTCTCTTCAGTTCCATTACAAAGTATATTTGTAACATCAGAATATTTAAAATCTGGATGAATTTGAGGTGATATATTTTTTGATAATTTTTTTAGTATTTCAATAAATATATTTTCAAATATAAGATGTCTAACTCTATTATCTGTAGTTAATTTTTCTGAAGCTTTTGAATCTGGAGCTCTAACACCATAAAATTTATATGTTGCTCCTCTGATAATACTTGTTTCATCAATTGCTCCACCAATCAACGCACCACCATGTTCTTCTTTGCCTTCTTCTTCTTCTACTTCTACCGATATTTCTTGTTTTGTTCTATAAAGTTCAGCAAGAAAATCTGTATATAATTTTTCAAAAACTTCTTGAGAGAAAAAATCATTGAAATTGTCTTTTTTAATCTTTTTACCATCTATTTCAAAGTTATTTATAAAAGCATTTGGATTACCTTCTTCTTTACTTTTATAAAGCATTTCATAACAAGGAACAATATTTTCAATAATAGTAACTTTATCTCCTGAATAAATAACTTCTGCTTCACCTGCCGCCGCTTGTTTAATTCTATCTATTTTAATTGAATATACGTGTTTTCTCTCATTCATGCTCCATACATCATGCATACCTTTGTCCCATCCATCTGAAGTAAAACCTAAGAATATTACTTGTGCATCTTTTCCTTCAATAGGTAGTTTAAGTCTGTTACCTCTTGGGTCGCAATTCATAGTTATATCACTTCCAATTGTTATAAATTGACCAAAGCTATCCATTATTTTTTGAATATCTAAATTGTCACCATTTTTGTATTCAGCAGAGTTACTAAGTAACTGAAAACTATCATCACCGATTACCATAATCCCAACTATTCCTTGTTTTCCTGAAAAACTTGTTTTAACTAATGTATTAATGAAATCATTTGAATAAATATTTTCTGTAATTCCTTCAGTTAATTGTTCTACATTAACATCTTTTTTTAATACACCTTTTGATATTTCAGTAACCCATGATGATGATCCTGCGGTTCTGCCACCTCTGAAATCATGACATTGATCTAAAGGCATAAAAAGAAGTGTTGTCATTATATTTTCACATTTTTGAAGATAAATTGGAGTTATACTTGTTATATCTATTCTCTCCATCTCTTTCCAATTAGGTTCTACACTTCCAGTTGTTTGGTTTACTATTGTATAATAATTTTGAAGACTATTTCCATATTTATGGTGTTGAGTTTCAAAATTACTACAATTAGAGTTAACATCTTTCAAATCATTATTAAATATATAAATATTAAAGTCCATGTCATTTGAATTATTTATATGAAATGTTTCAGAAACATCATTTAAATTACATAATAACATTTTATTCCATGTATGATAAAAGTACGGATAAGGTTCTCCTATTATAAATTCTGGAATTGATATTGAAGATAGTTCTGTTCCAGTTCTTTTAAATCCCTCTCGTTCAAATAATACTCCTGTTTCTGATCCTTCTTTTGTATCTGCTACGGCTTTTGTATCTGCTACGGCTTTTGTATCTGCTACGGCTTTTGTATCTGCTACGGCTTTTGTATCTGCTACGTCTTGTACTTCTTTTGTATCTGCTACAGCTTCTACTTCTTTTGTATCTGATACTGCTTTTACATCTGATACTTTTTCTACTTTTTCTCTTCCTATTTTTAATTTTCCTAACATATATTATAATTATAAAATATTTAATTATAATGTATATAACCTAAAATATAGATTTATTCTCGTCTCTTTATACATTCTTTATTTATTTGAAATGTAGCAGATTTATCTTCTTGAGGTACAATATTAATAACACATTTAGCTTTTTTACCATATAATGGTTCTGTACAACCCTTTTCTTTCTTCTTTCTTGTTGTAGTTTTTTTAAATGTAAAAACCTTAGGTTTTTCTTCACTACATCTTGACCTAAAGTTTTCGTATCTATCTCTAACATCGCAATATGTTAAATGTGATTTTTTATTCAACATTCTATTAACAGTTTCATGAAGTTCATAAATATAACGTGAGAATGTTTCTCTACTTTTCATATGACACATTTGTAATGGTTTCTTTTTTAGATTATTTGTTAAATTAATCCTACAATACTTACATGGTAACACATTTCTTAAGTTTAAAACAAAGTTTCTATAATTTTTCTTATTTTCTGGTGTTGGTTCAACCGGATAATTGAAACTCATTGTGTGAAGATAATGCCACATAGCAGGCCCCCAAATTTTGGTCATCATACCGTCACCAGATTCATAATCTTTTTTTGTAAATACATGTTTTTTAGTTTTATTATGTGTATTTCTATTTTTACGAGTTTGTGTCATTATATATTATTTAAATATAAAAAATAAAATATATATAAAAATTATATGGATTCAAATACCCCATTTAACTTGATGATTTTCACAGATGAAACAAAAAAAGTTTGCTTATGCTCAGCTACTTCAATATTTCTTATAGTTCTTTTTATAGTTAGTCCATTAAGCAATTTCTTTACGACATCTTTGTTAATGAAAATTGTAACATTAATTATTTTGGTTTATACGATTTATTTAAACAATAAACAAACCAATCAATTAAGAGAGGCTAGTTCAGTGATAAATTCTGAAAAACTTAAGTCACAACTAAATTTAAATATAATATGTAGTTATGTATTCACTATATTCATAGGTTTGTTAGTTATTTTTGTTATCAAAAGTTTTTTCTAATTTAGTTGAAGAGAGAAATGCTTTAGAAAAAGGTTGTTTAATTTCCATGATTTTTTTATAATATAGTTTATCATTTGGATAATTATACCTTTTTATTTCAATTAGCTCACCTGTATTAGTTCTAAATAACATATAAATATATTAATTTAATATCTTTATATTGTATTCGTTAAAACAGAATGTTAATTTCTTCTGGAATATATATAAATGGCTACTGCAAAATATATTAACTTTAATCAAAGTTTACCAATAGGTGAAGACTCAACTAGTATTTTTTCAAGAATTAAAAGTGCTGGAAGTAATTTAAATAGCACAACATTAATTATTATTGCTGCTGTTGTATTATTTGGTATTATTGCTGCTTTTTATTATTTTTATTACATGGTACCTCAAATGAAAGCAAAATATCAACCAAATAGTGAACATGTACCAGAGGGTGGAAATGGTAGTACAGCCGAACTTCTATTTTTTTATGCTGATTGGTGTCCTCATTGTAAAACAGCTAAACCAATATGGAATGACTTAAAAGCTGAATATGAAAATAAAACAATTAATGGATACAAAGTTGTATTTACAGAGGTAAATTGTTCTGAAGAAACTGCTGAAGTTGACAAGATGATGAATCAATATAATGTTGAAGGTTATCCTACCATAAAATTATTAAAGGATGGACAAGTTATTGAATATGACGCAAAACCTTCAAAAGAAACGCTTACTCAATTTTTAAACACTGTTCTATAAATTTAGCAGCAGTTTCTGTGCCATTTTTGAATAAATTGCGCCTAACTTCTACATTACTTAATGTGTTTTTTAATATATCAAAACTTAAATAATGCGCGTCACAAATTACTTCATTTTCAATTTGTTGTTGATTATGATCAGTATTAACACTAAATACAGCTTTGAATAAAAAACTTAATAAAAAATCCAACATTGTAGAATCAGAATTTACATTTTCTTTTTCATCACTATATTTGTTTTTAAACCCTAGTATTTCATCAGGTTTTTTACCTGATTCAATACAATAATTTAATGGATAATTACATGCCATTCCTCCATCAATATAACATTTATTATCAACGCATACTGGTGTAACTAGTATAGGTAATCCACATGTCATTTGTATAGCCGTCATAAGAGACAATGTTGGATGTGTCAAATGAGAAATATCATGTACTTTGTATTCATTAATTTCAAACGAATATAGATGTAATTCTATATTAGATAATTTATGAAAATCTTCTAAATTTATATCCATTGGAATATCTTTAGCATCAAGTAGAGGTTTAAAACATTTTTCAATTGTTTTTATGTCAAAAATCCCCTTCTTGGTGTAGGCATCAAAAATATTTTGTACTTTAATAGGAAATACATCCTGCCAAGGACGTTTAATAATATAATCATTTATGGTTTCCCAATCAAATTTAAGGCAAATTAATACACCTACAATTGCTCCAGCGGATGTTCCATAAATTGATTCAATATCTTTCATATCAACTATTTGTTTTTTTTCAAGATGCTGAATGGCACCAAGAATTTGTATCATTATTGGACCTCCACCAGAAATAACCAAGTGTTTAATTGTCATTATTTTAAGATTTAAATTATCTTTATGCTATTATTATTATTAATGAAAATTAAATAATATAGATTAAATTTTTATTTTTTTTTCTTAAATGTATTTAAATGGCAAATATATTTACGTTGGAAAATATCGAAGACTTCTCAGAAAAAGTCAATATAGACGAATTATATGAAAAAAAACGCAAACAAGACTTGAATAAATTAGATTTATTTAATAAGATTTTAAATAGAATTCATGTCAAAATTAAAACAGTATCGCGACAAAAGGTAGACGAACAAGCATGTTGGTTTTTGGTTCCAGAAACAATAATTGGCGTACCAAGATATGATCAAGCAGGATGTATAGCATATTTAATTAGTAAACTACAAACAAATGGTTTTAACGTAAGATATATACATCCTAATTTGCTTTTTATATCATGGAATCATTGGGTACCTTCATATGTTAGAACAGAAATAAAAAAGAAAACTGGTATAACTCTTAATGAATATGGTAAAAAAGTAGAAGAAAATGATGATAATGATGTAAAGGCAATAGAACCTTCAAATCCAAATGATTATATATTGAGAGGTCAAAATATGGATCAAAAAGATAAACCAAAGAAAGAATACACACCAATTAAGTCTTATAAACCGTCAGGTAATTTGATTTATGATGACGAACTTTTAAACAAAATTGAGGATAGATTTCTTTAAGTAGGAATTTCAATTTATTATATAAAAATGCAAAAAAAGTGTTGGGAAAGTTTTTATGAATTTTGATTTTGGACATTTATTTTTGTCCATTTTTGAAATCCTTGGATATTTTATGGAAAAATATAATTGTGAGACCATAATTGAAAATTAGCATCTGGTTACCAAAAAAATAATTATTAAATTGTGATCATAAAATTTTATTATTTTTTTCATTAAAGACTTAAACTTAATTTATACTTCCAATATATGGAAGTATTTGGAAGTAATATTAAGCAAAAATTAAGCAAAAATTATTGTTGTGAAAAATGTAACTACGTTACCGACAGAAAAAGTAATATTGAGAATCATTTATTGTCATCAAAACATCTAATGGAAATAAATGGAAGTAATATTAAGCAAAAATTAAGCAAAAATTTTTGTTGTGAAAAATGTAGTAAAATATATCAAACACATGCTGGATTATGGAAACACAAACAAAAATGTAATACTTTTGAAGATAAAGCTGAACACACAATTGAAAAAAATGAAATAACAGATAAAGAATTAATTATGATGTTAATTAATGAAAATAAAGAAATGAAAACTTTAATGTTAGAACAACAAAATATGATTATTAAGGTTATTGAAAATGGAACACATAATACTACTAATAATACTACTCATACGAATTCACATAATAAAGCATTTAATTTAAACTTTTTTCTTAACGAAACATGTAAAGATGCTATGAATATTATGGATTTTGTCGATTCAATTAAGTTACAACTTTCTGATTTAGAAAAGGTTGGAGAATTGGGTTATGTTGAAGGTATTTCTAGTATCATTGTTAAGAACCTTAAAGAAATGGATGTTACTCAAAGACCAGTTCATTGTACAGATAAGAAGAGAGAAACAATATATATAAAAGATGAAAATAAGTGGGAAAAAGATGAAGAGAAAAAGAAATTACATAAAGCTGTTAGAAGAGTTACTTGTAAGAATCAAAATTTAATACCAAAATTTAAAGAACTTCATCCTGACTATAATAAATATAATTCAAAATTTTCAGATCAATATAATAAAATTATTGTTGAATCAATGGGAGGACCAGGCGATAATGATTATGAAAAAGAAGAAAAAATAATACAAAAAATCTCAAGAGAAGTAATTGTTGAAAAATAATATTTAACCATTTTTCAGCCATGTGAAAAAATATGTTACGACATTGTCAATTGAATTTAAACAAAATATGTGAAAAGATGGAAACATTGTTAATACAAAAAATATACATATAGCAGATTCAAATAAGTTCATCATTTTAAAGTTATAATCAATAATTGCTATAACTTTAAATTATTTATACTTATATTTATACACCAACAGAACCGAATAATTTACGGGCGTTAAACAACGCTTGTTTCTTTAAACTTTTTTTAGCCGCAGTAATAGAACCAGTTTTTTCTAGAGTAGATGAAGCAGCATCAATCGCAGTAACCCATTTTTTACCAGTTTTTGATTTCTTACCTCCTCTCATTCGTCTAGTTCTATTTCTTTTTGTAATTTTATTACGTCTTGTAGCCATATATATATATTAAAAACATTAAATATTTAATGACTATTATTAAATATTTAAATAAAAACTACCTTTCAACGTTCTATAATTTAAGAACGAGAAGCGGAGGCACTACGGGAAGCAGAGGCAGCACGGGAAGCAGCAGCGGCGGCAGCACGACCGGCAGCAGCAGCACGGGAAGCAGCCATGGAGGCCATACGACCAGCAGCGGCACTGCGAGAAGCAGAGGCACTACGGGAAGCAGATGCAGCGCGGGATGCGGCAGCGGAAGCGGAACGAGCAGCAGAAGCAGCACGGGATGCGGCAGCGGATGCTTGACGGGAAGCAGTTCTTTGAGCAGCACGGGAGCGACCACGAGCTGCGGATCTAGATCTAGACATTGAGCGACGACGATGAGTTCTTGCCATTTATATATATAACTTACAAAAAAAAATTATGAACGCCTAAATTATTTTTTTTAATTTTTCTAAAATAAATCAATTATTTTCCCCAAACACTATTTGTTGAATGCCACCACATTTTATTTCCCTTTTTAACATTATAAATTGCCCTAAATACATCAGTTCTGGATAAAGGAACATTACAACGATATTTATCTAAAGGATGTGGATTAGTTTTTAATTGAGCTAGAATAGCCTTCTTAGAAATTTTTTGTCTGGATTGAACAGCAAAGAATATAAAAAAGGCTTCATATGATAAAGATTGAATTGGTAAAATGTCTTCATTCTTAAGCTGAAAATCTCTTAAATATTCTTGACAAATAGCTAATCCAGAAATATCTGCTAAATCTTCTCCTATACTTGGTTCAGCGTCAAATACTATATTGTCATATCCCGCAAAAACTTCGTATTGATTAATAACATCCTCTTGAATTTTCTTAAATTCTTTTACATCCTTTTCTGTCCACCAATTGTTTAATCTTCCAAATTCGTCATATTTACTTCCCCAATCGTCTAAAGCATGTGACATTTCATGTGCTATAGTAAAACCAATACGCGATAAATTATATTCTAAACCTCTTTCATCTAAATCAACAAAAGGTTTTTGTATATATCCTAAAGGTATATAGATGCCATTTTCAGTTGGAGTATACGCGGCATTTACTACATAAGCTTGAGTTCCTATGAACTTTGGAGGAATTTGTGTCCAATCAATTACAGGAATATCTGTAATTTTTTTACCAACTAATTCAACCGCTTTAGCGTGTCGCCATTGACACATTTTCATTAAATTACCCCACGGGTCATCTTCTTTATAATCAAGTAAAGGATCTTGTCTCAAAATCTCAGGTGAACCTACAGTTAATTTAAAATTTTGTAATTTTTCCAAAGCCTTAGCTTTAGTTTTTGGCTGCATCCAATCATTTCTTTTAATTATTCTAATAAATACAGTTTTTAAATCTTCTGCCATTGTTTTAACATAATTAATTGCTTGAGGGTTATTATATTTTGAAATATACTCGTTTGATAAAAATGTGTTAAATAAAAATCCCATTGGGAAAACAGGTCTAATATTATCATCAACTATGCGCGCCTGACCTCTAACAAAAATTCCTTCAAATTGATAAAAATTTTCAGCTCCTTCTTTATTCCATCTAGATTGTTGACGTATATATAAGTAAATCCAATATGTTCTCCATTGTTCACTGTCCCATTTTTCAAGTAATAATTTAGTTCCACATAATAAATAATTTACATTAGATGTTACAAAATTTTCAGGTATTTTTTTAAATCCAAGTGCTTTACAGAATTCTTCCCAATTAAATCCAAAATTTTTTAAAGCTTCATCCTTTGATATTAAATTATAATCATCTTCATCTGTTTCTTTAATTAAATCACATGCCATAGCATTTAATATTTCAAATTCTGTATCAAATACATCTTTAATATTAAATCCATGGTTCTCTCCAAAAACAATTGTAAACAAGTTATTTAAATATGTAAAAAATTTTTTCCTATAATTATTCTTATATCTTTTTGTTTCTTCATTATCACTACTGTCATCAAAATATACATCAATGTCAATTATTGATAGTTGAGGAGGTTCTAAATAACATTTGTATATGTTGGGGTTTTTATCATCTGGATTAATGGACCAAACAAAAGGACATCCACTAGATATGATTTCATTTTTATTCATAATTCCTAATCTTTTCCATACATTATCTTTATCCTTTCTTATTTCATCTACAAATTCAACTACAGTTTTTGATAAACATTTAGTCTGTTCATCTGTATTATATCCTTTAAATGAATTATATGCTTTTTTAATACATATTGCTTTTTTAGAACCTTTTGTTTTAGGATTAGATATAAAATCTTCAATTATTTGTATAAGTTCTCTATAAACTTTATCTTGAACAATTCTAAAATCATCTATTTGAACAATATATTGTTGTTGTTCTGTTAATTCATAATCTGTAATCCATCTATCA